GCGTCTGAAAGTGTTGCAACTTTGATCATTGAAGATGCTGCAGCAACTTTGACATTAGTTTCAAGACCAGAAGCAAGAACGTCCTTGATATTGGACAACTTATCAACTGCAGGAGCTGATGTTTCGCCTAATCTAGCCTGAATGTACTCAACAGGGAAACCCTCAGCAAGAGCCTTTTGAGCAAATGCAGATTTCATTGAAGGTGTCCAGCCATTGTTGGTTTTAGTTCTTGAAGCAGTTCTTTGAGCGATAGGCTCAGCAACTTGCTCTTCAACACTTTGTACAAGTGCTTCTCTGTAAGCTTTTCTTTGTGCTAACTTGATTGACTTATCTTTTTCAGAAGCAATTCTTGTTTCAATTTGTGAAGCAAGTCTAACTCTTCTGTCGTGTCTAGCAGCAAGAATAGCACTCTTTAAGTGCTCATCGCCAGCAGCTTCTGCAGCTTCAACTGCTTCTGCGGAAAGTTGTGAAGGATGGTTGAAGACATATGCTTTCTTAACTTTCTCATCTTTCTTAGGACCTTTTCTCTTCATCGGGCCCTTTGCATGATCTTCGTGATCTTCTTCTTCTTCGTCTTCGTGATCTTCGTCTTCGTGATCTTCAGACTTGTTTTTCTTGCCTTTCTTGTTCTCTTCAAGCCACTTAGCTAAGCCAGGATTAAGGCCTTTCTTAGCCATTTTGGTTGAATTGTGATACATAGATTCATCTTCCATATCTTGAGACATAGATTCATCTTCCATATGTTCATTTGCGTAAGAAGAACCAGCTTCTTGTAACATATCAACCTTTTCTTTGCCAATAGAGTCTAAGAGTGCTTTAAGACCTTTATCTTTGTCTTCCTCACCACTTTCAGCAGCAGCAAGTCTTTGATTAAATGTATCCCAATCAATACCTTGAAAAACAAGGTCAGAATCAAGAGGATCTACTTGATATCTGTTTGGGAAAATTCTATCTGCCATAATTTTGTTTTCTCCTCAAGAAAAAATACATTAAAAAACTTCTTAAATTTAAAGGTTAATTCCTTTAATGCATCTACTTATTTTCTTTATCTAAAACCAGTTTGTTGCCCTTCATTGTGAGCTTATCGCCAATTTTTATACCTAAATTTTCAAAAGTTCCCTTATTTGCTTCTACAACAAAAACTATTTTTGAACTTTCAGGGTATACAGATTTAGGGTCATCTGCTTCCATATCCTTTATGTCTCTGATTCTGTATTTTTCATCTAAAAATGCTAATGATAAAGGGAAACTTACATTTTTATTCCAGAATGAGTAGCAATCAGGATAATCAAACTCAAAAATAACAACTTCAAAATCTTCTAAAGGTTCTGCAAACATCAAACCTTTAGTGCGAAGCTTGTCATTATTTGCTACAAATCTAACGTTAAATTCATCACGGAATTTATTGCTAGTGAGTCAAGAACCGACTTTTTTAAATCTGTTTGATGATGCATTTACACTTCTTGCAGCATCTAAATCAAATCTATCCTTTGTTCTTTGTTTTCTAAATTCATTTACATTATCTATTGAAAGATAATGATCTCTTAGGGCAAGTTTCGCTTTTTCTGTCAATTCGACTGATCTTCCGTAACCTGTAAGTAAACCTGCAGTTTTAAGAGCAAGTAAATCATTATCAGAAATTACATTAGGAACACTGCAAACTTTTCCATCTTTATTAAGAGCGAGTTGAGATGCGGCTGTGACAACTTCATCAGTAGAAGCATCGATAGCTCTAAGCATATCGATGTATCTATTACTTAATTTTGCTGCTTCAGCTTTCTTTGGTTGCTGAGATACACCAAGAAGTTGAATTTGAATATCTGATAATCCAAGGCCTTCCATAGATGGCCCGTCAAATAATTCTGCGTGTAAATCTAAACTGTGTACTGGCTTGATAGGTAATGGCATAATAAACTCCTTATCTGTTTGGCAATCTGTTTTTCCAACCGTTGCCTTCATCAACATTTTTCTGATATGTTTCTTCCCAAGAAAACTTATCACACAAATCTTCTCCGCTATGAATTGCCATAGACGGACTCGATGCTGGATTTCCTGGGTCTACATATGCAGGTCCGGGAACATTATCTGGACCGTGCAACAGACCTTCGATATTTTGACCGTCTGCTTCCCCGCCAAGATCTCTATATTCTTTAGGAATTTTTCTTGGATTAATTCTTTGCCGCCAGAAATCGTTTTCTTTATATTCATCTTCTATCTCATCGTATTCGACATAATGAACATGAGGTACTTTTGTTACTGATTGCTGTGGATAATACTGAGCAAATCTATTAAACAATTTATCAGATGTAGCAAACTTTCCATTTCTATCAAGTGTGCTACAAACTTTTAAGATAACTGCAAATTGTTTATTCATTTAGAATGTATGCCCTACGAACCCATTCAATAACGTGTCATATTGTTCTTCGACGCTAGCATCCTCACTTGGCGTTGGTTTTACAAAATTATAATAAGAAGAAGGCATTTTTGGCGTATGCATATTTCTTTCAATAGTTTCGAGTGGGTTTATTTGTTTTAATTCTAAACTTTCTTCACCAGTAAACTTTCTAGGAATCAAATTGACATTTGCATCAGGATTGGGATAAGTTAAGATAGTATCTTTTAATCCGTATTCTTGAAATCCATCTTGGTCTGGTGTATTTACATTAATCAAATCATTAAAGTATTGTTCCAAATCAGATCCATGTTCTAACAATGGAGTTTTTCCTAGCTGCTCATTACTGAATTGATCTACATCGTACTTATTTCTTGGTTCAGCATATTCTTCGGTTATTCTGTTTCTTCTTCTGACTTGATAATCTTCAGCTACACGATTTATATCATTTTCTGAAATTGCAAAATGAAGTCTTGAGGGCTTGTCTGGATCTTTGTATTCTTCACCCAGAAACTTATAATCTTTTTTGTATTTATGTCTGTCTTCTAAAGACTGTTCCATAGTCATAAGATGCTCAGGTTTAGCATTAAAATTTTCTTTTATGTACTTGGGTGAGTTTTTATGTAAATCATTTGCGGCGTTTTCTAAAGACTGTTTGTAGTTATGAAGTTGAGCCCTAAGTTTAGCTCTTAATCTTTCTTCTGGAGTAAGTAAATAAGGAATAGACTCTTCATAATTCCTGTGCTGCGGAGTAAGTCTTGACTCTATGTTTACATCTCTGCCGTCAAAATCAATATGAGTTTTGCGCAGCAATTTATCAAAGCTAGCGTCTTCATCGACATATAAGTTTATTTCGTGTCCGCCACGGTTTCTACCACCACGGCCTATAGGACTTGCACCAGGAGAAAATGGGGATCCTTGCCCACCTCCTCCTACTCCTCCGGTTTGAGCTATACGAATATTGTCAGACATATTGTTTTTTACTTAATTAAAAAAATGTTTACCTTTATCTTCTGTTCAAATTAACCATTTTAGATCTTGGTAATCTAGTTACAATTCTGGAAGTTAAGCATTCGTAGGACACAGCAGCAACGCAGTCACAAATATCGTCTTTATATCCAGATAAAGCTTCTATATAATATCTTTTGCCTTTCCATTTTTTTTGCAAGAATAAAAATTGAATTTTGGCTTCTTGTATTTCATTCAATGACTGAGGAGTATTTTGCATATCAAGGTATGAACCACCTGATAAATCATAAATATCTATTCTGTCATCTCTTATTATTTGAGCAAGTTCTGTATATATTTTTTCTTTATATTCTTTATTAAACTGTTTTTCAATAATTGGAACACCATAACTTTGCAGCTTTATAACTGATGATTGCGAATTCCAGTGGTCTATTGATACTTGTTTAAATCTGAATCGTCTATGTAAATTAATTACATAGTCTTCAACTTCTTTTTCCTTGACAGGTTGGTTTCTAGTCAAAGGATTCCAAAAATGAATATGATCAATAACAACTCTTTTTAAAGGAGTGTGATCAGGCCCAATTTGACCATACATAATTTCAGTGTGAGCAACGACTAAGGCATAATAGTCAGACGTTCTTGCTGGGTCTATATGACAAAAGTATTCAAAAAGCCCATCAGGCTGTTCCTTACGTTTAACCATATTCTGACTTTTAAACATTCTGTCAATATCGTCAGACATAAACATAGGGTCAGAAGAAGATGCTCCAAATTCAGCTCCATACTGCATTTGAAATTCTTGAGGGTCTTTCTTCTTTTGTCCATCCAGCCAATCTTTATCAATGTTAGGATTTGTAAGCCAAGTTGGCAATCTCATTATGAGAGTAGTAGGATCTTCTTGTCTATTTTCATGCAAATCATAAAGTAATCCAATGGGGCCTTTAGGGTTCGAAAGAAGCATCATTTTGCCATCTTTACCAAATGTTGCAAGAGATGGCTTCAAGTCATCATATAAACCATAATCAACCCCAGATTCAGGGTTATCTCCAGCCATTGCTGCAACTTCGTCCATAATGATAGACCAACAAGTAAGACCAACGAGACCTGATGCATTACTTGAACCACAACGTAAAACAAGAGAACCAGCAAATAGATTAATATTATCTTCTTTTCTTCTTACGTTTTCTTCTCTATCGTGCTCAGTGTAAAATCGCATTTCCAATTCTGTATCTTTGCCAATATAAGGAGCAAAGAAAGGAGATGCCAAAACTGTTTGTTTGATTTTGGAGAAGATTGCCTTTTTTGCTTGCTCTTCATTTCGAGCAACATTCAATAGAACAATTTCATCAAATTCCATCAAACCGTATCTTGCTTGAGGATGACCCATAGAAATAAGCCTATACAACTCATAAAGGGCCATAGCAGATACAAGGAACGATTTACCAGAACGTCTTCCTAATACTAAAACTAATTCTTCAAATTTATATCTTTTAGTGCATTTTTCTTGAACTTGCATTCTAAGCTTTGGGTCAAATTCTTCTGAATATAGCAAATCATTTTCTGTCTGAAATCCATCAATAATAGGCCTAGCTTCTAAAACTTCTACTTGTCTTTCTGCATCAGGGTTGGTTGCTTCTTCTCGAGCAAATTCATAACGTTTTTGTCTAACATTTTCATCTAATCTTGAACATTGAAGGCAAGGAGAGTTTACTACGTTAAAAATAGTTTTGAAGTTTCTTTGCTCTTGTTTTGCTTTAAAATACTCATTTTCATTTTTACTGATATAGTTCCAAACACAACCTTCGCACCCTTCATCAGTTTTATTGTCCAGTATCTCAAGAGTAGTATTCCCTTCTTGCCCCATATAAAAACACTTCAGGATAAGTTTTTGCCAGGGATAAGGCCTTAAATTACAAAAATAAGGATGTTCAATAAAAGTAACAATATCTACTATCTGGTCAGGATTAAATCTATTTTTTGTTGGCTTTGAGGGTGGTGCAACTTCCTGTCTTCTTGCTGGTACAATTTCATCAGCAAAATCATTAGCATATTCGGTGTCTTTAAAAAGTTCTGTTACAGAATTTGCTTGTTGTAAAAGTTGACTTCGTAGTTCATTAGAAGACTTAACTACAGGAGTTGGTTTTTTCATTAATTGTCTTGTTGGATTTTATTTCTTAGAGCAACAATCTCTTCTCTTATAATTTTCTTGTCATTTTCACTTTCCATTTTTTCGTGAAGTTGAGCAAGAATTTCAAATATATTAATATTGTAGACCCCTTGATTATCTCTTGAATCTTTAACCATTAATATTTTTGTAATAAGTTTTTCGACCATAGATGCTCTTCTGAGTTTCATATCAGAATTTTTTGAGCAGTCTATGCCTCTTACATCATCTAGCTCAACTAATAAAGCTGTAAGAGCAAGATGATGTTCTCTAAAAATCCAAGGTGCAATCAGTTCTTCTCTTTGTTCGTAGTTTTTTAAACCAGAAGTAGAGATTTTTTTAAGATCGCAGTGTTGTTCCATATGAGTATTAATTTGCATCCAATTAAGTTGTGCATCAAAATACTCAGCAAAAAATCTTATAACTGCTTGATTTTTTCTTCCTGATTCTAAATATATGTGTTCAAGTAAATCACGAAAAGGCGAAGTACAAAGTGCACATCTTGGTTCAATAAATTGAGGATAACTAATATCACTCATTGAATCTGGAGGAAGTGGTTTTAGAGGCTTGTCTGTATCCTTTAGATCTCTAAAATAACGAGTTGGTTTTTTAGGACCGTCATCTGGAACAATCAAAGCGTCAACGGTATCTTTATTTTCTTCCATTTTAGTCTTTATACAAAATAAACAAGCCGCAATAGTGCGGCTTGTTCGTTGGATGTTATATTGAAACTAATCTGCTAATGCTCTTTTCAATCTTTGATAAGGAGAAACTGTGTCTGCAGCTTTAACCAGATATTCGTCTGCAAGACCAAAATCTGCATAGTTTCCTTGAGTAAATTTATCACTTGTTGAAGTGGCAGACAATAAATCTACTTCAGCTGTGCCTTTTCTCATTGAAACTACATATTTATTTTTGGATGCAGTC